TTTCAATTTATTGAAATCCTCCAATGCGTGTTTGTTGGGAACGAAAGTACCCCAAGTGTACGCAACACCGAGCAGTACGATCAGTGTCACTGACTTTATCAGCATACCTATAAAATATTTTTTATTTCTAACACTCATGATTTAGTGGTGGGGATGAACCCCACCTTTCTAGATTTATGCCACTTTGGTTTCAACAGTTGTTTCAACTGTTTTCTCGGCATCATTTACACTTTCGTTGTAAAGTTTGTCCGCGGCGTTCATGTAGTTGTTCCAGTCTGCTTTAGAAAGACCAGTGAATCTTGTGATGTTACCATCCGCAAGTATTTTGTATGATCCTGCTAGTTTATGAGTTCCATCATCTTGGAACTTGTGAACAACACCTGTTGCTTTACCGTCGGCGTTCTCTCTGCCAGGAATGAACATATACTTTCCAGATTTGCCATTCCATGTGTTTTCTGTCGAAGTGTCTGCTTGACATCTAGTGATAACTTGATCCATCACCAGTTGTGCTTTTGCTGAACATTTATACATATTTGTTTCCTCCTAAGTTACCATTATTATAGCAGGTAATGGTAAACAGTCAACCAAAAAAAAACCATTGATTTAATTGAGTTTTTTGTACTGTTTCAACAGATGGATATAAACTTTCTGCCAATAATCACGGAACCATGGATCCTGAGCCGTTTCCATCATTTTCTTGGCATTGGCCATGAGCCTGTCTTGGCTTTCCTCGAACAGTTTTGCCAGTTCCGTCATTTGAGATTGGCTAGTATTTCTGCTTCTTTTTGTTTGGTTTTTTCTTTTTTGATTCTTTCTTCTTCTTGGATTTCTTCCTGTGTCTTGACCTTTTCGGGTTCTAGGTCTGATGGTGCCTCTATTGGAAACCCTGTGTTGTCAAACCATCTGCCATCGGCGGTAGAATAACATCTGCTATAGAAATTTTGTTTTACTCCCAATATGTTGCTCTTGACCAATCTACGCTTCGTGTAAATCTTTCCCCTATAACTTGTACCATCTTTTTCAATCAGTCGGTCTTCGAAAAGGCTTCCGTACAACCTATCGATCCAAACGTATTCGTCACCGTCCTCGTCTTTATGTTTCTTGGCCTTGTGGTATATTGTTGGAAGTTGTCTAATTCCGTTATCAATATAGAACATGTTAGTGGACGGCAACTCTTTTTTTTCGGGTGTTCTTGTGATGTCCTTGAGTTTTGACAATAGTTCTTTGCTCTTGCTACTCATAGATACCGTCCGATGATAGATCGTCGACGGGATCGCCGTCTCTATGCATACGACCTAGTGGGTCTCTGTAAGTTATTGATAATGACAATACCACCATCAACGATACCTATAAGTAATTCTGCCTTTGGTAAGATCGTATGGGGATATAGCAACCTCCACCGAATCTCCCGTAAGTATTTTAATTTTGTTCTTTTTTATCTTGCCACCTGCGTATGCGGTCAATTTGTGTTTGTTTTCCAATTCAACCCTGTACATCTGTCCTGGTAAAATTTCTAGTATTGTTCCTTTATAACTTAGGATTTCTTCTTTTGCCATGTTTCTCCATCAAAATCTGTTTGGGTGTCTTTGAACCCGATGTAAGTTTGACCAACCTACAACTGAACAATTTCTTCTTGCCCTTGTTTGTAATTATAACAGGTTGTCCATTTTCGTCAATCTCTATTGACTTGATTTTTGTTTCCACATTACGGAAACGGCCTACACTAATCAAATCTCCAACCTTAATATCTACTGTGAATTTTTTCATTTCTCTTTTGTTACCTTTTCATAATCAATGTACAATTCTCTTAACTGTTTCCTTACACTTTCAGGGGGTCCGCCATTCTCGTCCACCCATTTCTGAAGTATTTTAAAACCTTTGTCATAGTCTGCTGGCCTTGTAACTCCGTTGCCACCATTGGGTCCAAGAGGTTCTCTGTCTTTGATCTGTTCTTGCTTTTCTTTTATCCTTTTAACTTTGATAACTTTTTTGGGTTCACACATCAATTCGATATGTTCTTTATCAAACCCTGACATCTCTATCGGATTTCTTTTCCCTTTCAGCCAAACCTGCCACATAAATGGTGGCAATTCTCCTTTTGGATTTCCGATTATCCATACCGAATCTTTTTTCTTTGCCATCACATCTTCTCCCCTGGTTCGAAGCCTCTGAATCTCAGGAATCTAGGAAATCTTAAACTCCATTCGTCTGTGACGTCTTGATTTTGTGTGATAGCATCCGCCCTAACTTCCACTATCTGGCCAATCAACTTGTCTTTGGCCTTCCAAAATGTCTCCCTGTCTGTGTCTGTTAGACCTGATCCCACATTGGTCTTGATGAACTTGCCACCGTCCGTTCCTTCTACAATCAGGGCACCCAGTTTGCCCACATTTCTACCTGTGCCTTCTTCGGCATCCTTTACAGTCAATGATACTTCTATGAATGGCTTCACCTTCAACCAAAGGCTGGATCGCTTACACTCATAGACGCCTGTGATTGGCTTCACCATTATTCCTTCAAATCCTCTATCTATACATAATTTGTTATAATCCGCGAACTGCTTCTGTCCATCATCATCGCTTAAATCCATTTTGACAACTTCAACCTTTGAGATGTTAGGACCATATTCATATCCGTCTAGCCATTCTTTTCTTTGACCCAAAGTGTTATGTGATCCCCCTTCTTTGAAGTGTTCAAGTGGCAGGCAATCGAATAGGTTAAGCACCGCATCATCTGTCTTTGCTCCGCCCTTCCTGTGTATCTCTCTCATCAGAGTCTGGAAGTCATCGCTCATGACCTCACCATCGAACACCATGCTCTCTGACATCTGGTCCAACATGGAATCAAATTGTTCTAGTATCCGAGGAAAGTTATTCAACTCTTTTCCGTTCCTTGAGAACATCTTGACTTCATCCTTGTCCACATCACAGATGGTGATAACCCTCACGCCATCCAATTTGGGTTCAACGATGACTTCACCTGTCATTTTCTTTTCATGCTTCTTAGAATCATCTGCCAACATACACTCGAACACCGGAACCTTCATGGTGCTATGTTTATTAATCGTCTTGTGTGTGACACCACATCTGAGATCTTTTATTAGGATCCTTCTGTACCAATCATTCCATTGTTCCATGTTGGACCTGTCGCATAGGTCCTGGATCACATCTCGCATTTCATTTCCGGTGAGAGTCCTGTCTTCCAATCTTCTCAAAACATCATCGAATTCGGTCTGTGTGATGCCTGTGCCGTCCTTCTTGCTTGTTGGAACCTTCTGGACTCCAAATGTCCTGAACCCATCCAAGGCCGCACCAACGCCATTGAAGAATCTCACATTCTCCGCATCGCTCTCTCGTTTGATTATCGCTTCTTTCTTAAGTCTAGAATTGTCTGCTTCTAGTTCTTGTATAATTTTCCATGGTTGCATATCTAAATAATAACACGTTTGGTATTTTTGTCAATCTCTATTCCTATTTTTTTAAAGAAATATTCCTTAAATGACAAATCATTTAATATATCTATCACAGAATTAAAACCTAATTCTGCATTTATTATCAAATTAGCAACAGACTCATATTCATAATTGTCAATTTTTATATTTTTGTAAGGTTTTATTCCCGAAAGAACATACAACTCTCTTTTGTATTTTTCACTTATCATCAATAACTCCTAAAGTCAAGAAATGATCTTCTATGGACCATGTGTCCATGTCTATTTGTTCTCCACGTAGATTTTTTATTTCTTTGGTGAATCCTGCCATTTTATATCTCTTGAATGGGTACTGCCAGGTGGCATTGTACTGCCATTCTCCTTCCAGGATGTGTTTGTCTCCGTCTGCTATTAAGCACAGGGGCATATGGATCGCTTCAATCTCTGATATGTGTCCTTCTAGATATGCCTGTAAGATCCTGTTTTGTGGTATCGGGTGTTCTAGATGTGCCTTGCCTTGAGTGGCTCCTTCGGCGGTGTAATGTGCCTGTCCCGGACATCTTGCTTTTTGCGTGTCTCTCAAGTACCTCTGTAAAAAATAAAAGTATTTGCCTTTGACATCACGGCTAACATTTTCACTTAAAAGGTCGTTTTTAAATCTACCCAAAATTTCTACGTCTGCTTCTAGAGATACCTTGTTGGCAGATTTGAATTGAAGTTTGCCCACCAGTTCTCGATCGAGGCGCATGTATCTATCTAATTCAAACATTCAAATTCCTTGTGTGTGACACGTTGTCCGTCTTTGAAAAATATTATATCAAGTTTGTCAACGTACTGCATCATTTCGTTGAGATCAATGTAAATTGCTTCTCTCAGTGATTCCTTTGATTCTTTGAGAACATTGTATTCTTTAACTTTTTTGTCGATTAAAGGATGAATTTTTTTGATATGTTCTTTACCTATCCAATAACTCGCCACCGGCAAGGTCTGACCTCTCTTGAAAAGACTGTGTCCGAATCCATGGAACTCATACAATTTTTTTTCCGAAGTGACTTTGCTCATGTCAAACATCGCTGGCATCCAATTTTTAAAGTTGGGTTCTCTGTCGAATCCGCTACTTTTGAATTCTATGTTTTCGTATCCCTCGGACAAGGCTTTAGCATCGGCTCCTCTCCTTCCAGGTATCTTTTCTATGGATGGCAGTATCTGCCTCATTTCTATAATTTGTAACAGTTCTCTGTAGCCATAATTGTCTAATGGGTTTATTCCTGTCTTTTTTCTAAAATTTTCAAGGCAGGTGATGCCAGTGATCAAATTTTCAATATCTTGTTTATCCATTTGGATTCTTCCAATAAGGTTTGAACTCTGTGCAGATATCGCCTGAGAGAACGCCCATTGTAACTTTGGGTTCATGTGGCGGGTTGAATTGATCTTCGTCGGGTGCCTGTAATAGATACGATTCCCTCATCAATGTGCTCATGGCCACTGGTGCGTCCCATGAAGTACCACGTGTGTGTTGCCATTGTTTTTTTGCCCCGGAGTGTATACCCTGAGCATTTCTGCCACATACCTTTATCAAGGCTGATAGTATTTTGTCTATCCAATCCTTGGGTAAAAACTTGGTAGCACCGTCCTCTTTGGCCAACGAATACATCTTCACAAGTCCTATATAGATACCTTGATTGATTTCTCCACCGTCCTCGTCTCCATAGTGTTTCTTGATGCTTTCTAAAATTTGTTCTAACACTTCTGCTGATCCTGTACCTTCGAGACCCTTATAGGCATAGTCAAAATGTGAGAAGTAGTGTTTGTTTGGTCCGCACTTGCCAGGACTCTTTCTTACCCTCTTGGGTTCCAGATCAACTTCGCATTTTTTGAAAATGGAATCCACTGTGTAGGCATTTTTTACTCTTGGATTGTTTCTGTCATTCTCAGAATTGACATCATTGTGCCATCTATGTAATAGACCTCTGTGTATTTCTTCTGTCCCTGCCCTCAAAATACCTGTGTCGTTTAATATCTCAAATGCCACAGCATCAAAACTTTGATGCGACGTTTCCACGTAAGACATGGGTATTGATTGAAATCCAAGAACTGCCAAGGCTACCGAAGTGTGTTGTCCATCATACAGATAGTATTTCCCTTCTCTCTTTACAGCCGAGGCCGGCCTAACCACTCTGGGATCAAATTTCTCGCATATTCTTAAAACGTGAGACTCTCGTAAATCTCTTTGTACCGAGTAGTTGAAACATATATTATCATTTATCTCTACCAGGTTTATTCCTTGAGGCAATTTCATTTCGGGATCTTTCTGTAGATCCTTCAATCTATCTCTTGCTGATTCTAATCTTGTCTTGAAATTGGCTACTTCGTCTTCACCACTTTTGTAAAATTCCTCAACAACTTGGTTAAGGGTCTTTATCTTGTCATCCGACATTCTATATCTCTCCTTTTATAGTGACTGTTGAGCACCCAAAGGGTACGCAGTCTTTTGTGCTCCGCCGAATATAAGCGAGATCCGACGGAACAAGTTTATAGACATTTACTTTAATATGTCTTCTTGTTTTAATTTTAACACAGATTCAGCATCTGTCAACTAGGTTATTATCTTATTTTTTTCCGGTTGTTTGATACTAGATGTTGCGTTGGTGTATTCAGACTGCACCCTTGTATTAGTCATTCCCATTGTTATTATATGGTCCTTACTAATATTGATATCTTTGTCTTGTTCCATTGTCGCAACCCAGGTTCCAAAGGCCAGTCCTTGTGGACCCATCATTATTACCAAAGGTTTTACTATGGTGATGTATTTGTCTAGGTCTACCACGAACTTGGCGATGACTTCCTCGCCGGAGTCTAACTTGATTGTAACTATAGTGTTTGGTTCTATATTATGCATCACTACATTGTATTGTAAAAAAACTCACAAGTCAACCTTACAATAAATATGGTATGCTCCAAAAAATATATCTTTCCTATGATTTAGAACAGTTTATCAAATGCGATTATCCAGAAACATCTACCTGTATCAAACATCAAGTCAAGGAATTGAAAGACATTCATGACGAATTCAATGGTTTCCCTGACAGTTACACACTAAACAACACCGGTATCAATCAGAGATGGTGGAACAGGGGTGAAATAGATTTTGATGTAATCGGAGAACAATTGAAAATGGATGTCAAAACAATAAGTTCGATAAGGCAATTACCCGGAAATGTGATTCCATGGCACAGAGATACCTTTTATCAGATCAAAAAGAATTTTCCTGAGGATGACAGAAATCCAGTGAGAGCGAACATATATCTAGAAGATTGGAAGATCGGTCACTTCATACAATACGGCGATAGCATTTCAACACATTGGCAGGCCGGTGACGGATTTATATGGAACAGTGAAGTTTTACACCTGGGAGCAAACGCCGGTATGGAACCCAAACACACTCTGCAGGTGAGTGGTTTCCTAAAATAGCCTTCGTTTTTTTTGAGCCACAAATTTTTCTATGACATCCTTGGTTGCCTTGTTCCAATAGATTCCTGAATCTCTTAACTTTTCATTTGCCACTCTCAGTTTTTCCAGTTTTCTTTCGAGTGCTTTTGTCGTCCTGGGAGTTAGTATTTGTGTGCCATTTGAAATCTTTTCTAGTCTGCTTATCACTTCATCGATCGCCGGGCAGGTTATCGTTGGTATGTGAGGAGATTTCTTTTTCAGTCTGTTGTATATCACACGATGCTTAGGCAATTTTCTTTTCATTATCGACCTTGCCCATTGTAGGCTTTCCATGAACGTTTCTTGCTCTTATTCATTGTGGAAAACTTCACAGTTCTTTTCCTGCTGGAAATAGAAGTCTTGCCTCTACCGCTTTTACCTCTGTAGTCTGATGTTCCGAATGATGATTTCTTTGCCATGCCACTCCCCCTGTGCAGTTTATTTAGGCTGTGTTAGAAACAATTGATATGCTAGTATATAGAAAGCAACCGTTCTGTTGCCAGGTGGTTGCCAGTACCCCGTGATCAGTGGACTATGCCGCTAATCTCATTTCAGGCTGTGCTAAGACAGTCAAGTCCGCAAAGCCTAATGCTTTTTGTTTAGCATTTGTAAATTTGGACGTTACCTCGTGCCTACTGGGAAAACTCCTTGTGTCTTTAGACTCTGGTCGAACCTATATCACCCCCGTAAAGCATATTACTCAATATGTTTTGCGTGAACGATTTTGGTGGAGGTGGGCGGTACTGCCCCGCCGTCCCTAAAGTGTATTCCACACAACTCAACGTCTCCAACAGTATTTAAACACAAAATTTTCCTTTGTCAACTCATTTTGGTTGACTTTTGAATAGAAATAGATAAAATAGTATGTATGACAAAAATGCGTAAATTTATTTTCATTTCTCCAGAAGAGACCAAAGAAGTTGAGGCGGTGTCATACAAGAAAGCAGTAAAAAGTTTCCAGAGCAGTACTGAATTGAAGACAGTCAAAGTGCAGTGGGAAGCCAAGAAGGGCGGAATGTATGAGATGGATCAACTTTTACCTATGGGACGTAAAAAGAAATTGGCGAGATAATGAGAATAACACACAACCCATTGTTGAGAATGATTGTTAGACTTAGAATGCTGTACGCTGACATAAGGGGACACCACGGTAAGAAATGGGACTACGAACCTGGTGATCACTACATGGGTATGGCTCGAAAGAAAAACAAGTATTCACACAAAATTTAACTTATTGTATTCACTTCGTTGTGTAAATTCAATTCGGACTTAACGGTTTCCCTATCAAAATTATTCATGTTTTCCAAAAGGCTTTTGGAAAGACCAAACACATCTTTATTGAAGGTCTTTATGCCTAACAGGTCACAGGCATCTCTCAGGAATTTTTCGTTGGTCATGTTGGCATCTCCCAATCTTGTTGCCAATCTTGTGTCTCTAGTGGCCTTGGCAACCACCGATGGAACATCGAGATAGTCAGTGACGTCGGGCAATCCTTTCAATCGCAAAACTTGATCAATGATTTGATCGTTGCTACTGTCGGAGTTTGGATTGTTGTAAAGTGGATTGTCATTCCTACTTCTGGTATCATAGTTTTCAAAATATTCTTTCCATTGTGAATTTTGACTGGAACGTAGAAGTAATTTCCTAACCTCGGAATCTTCGGAAAGGCTCAGATACCTAAAACTGTTGGCCAGCGTATCATCATATGTCCTTATGACTCCTAGGTTGGTCTGCTCTAGTGTTATCTGGGTCTTTATTTTGGATCTTTCAGTGTTCAATGCCGAGGTTGAATCTGTATAGATACCACCTGTGATGTTTGTATTCAATGTGTTTGCCTTGCTTTCAATATCACTGAGCAGGCTGTTGAAAGTGCTTTCATCAAAAGCACTACTGTCTCCCAGGGTGTCTATGAAATCTGACAGAGCCTGAACGGAATTTTTATAATCCGTCAATCCTGTTGGATTCTTGCTTTCAATAAATGCTGATGCTGTCTTGATTGATTCAAGCGAAGAATCTACGGCACCGGATAGGGTGCCAAAATGTCCTGTGATTCCCTTGCCTATCGAGTCCGCAGAGTAGCCGTAGAGATTAGGGACATTGGCAATGAAACTCTGTACCTGTTGCAGGTGATCCAGGAAAGTTCCTGTGTTGGGTGTGTCGTCATTGGGATCTTGTTCTCCTAGTTCTCCGGTCAAGATCTTGGCAGTGTGATTGTCCAGGTCCACAAGATATCTTCCCACATCGAGGTAACTTTGTACGTCCATTGAATCTCTGATGTCGGATCTGTTGGTGTTGGTCAGCACATCACTGGTGTCGACCTTTGTAGCCAAGGTTTTTGTTTTTGTGACAAATTCTGCCGTGATGGCGTTGATTAAATTTTGCGTTCCTTGATTCGAAAAACTTGGAGAGTTGGTTGTTAAATTTTTTAGTCCTTGATTGACAGCCATTTTAACCTCCTACAAACACATTTGGTGAACCTTGAACAACGGATGTACATGTTGGGTCACCTACCCTACCCACTCTGATTCCCTCGGCAAATACAGACCTTGTAGTGGCCTTGAGTGTAGCGGAATGCGGACAACAACAGGGTGGACATTTACAAGGTAATAGGTGCACGGTGTTTGCGTGTCCGTGTCCAGATACAGGAATACCGTTTGAAAAAACCGATCTAAAGTGCCCTTTCCTATAGGGTCTCGAACAGTGTACGGCTTCTCTGTCTCCTCGTCTGGCAATTGGTCTTGTCATACCAATATTTATGGATTGAATTATATGCTGTGTTTATAATCCGTGTCGTTCGAAAAATTTTTTGGTACTTTCCTTGGCAGTTTCATTTAAATGTTCCTTGATCCTTGCCATGAGTTCGTCTAAACGTTTCTCCCAAGATTCATTGTTTTTTTGTGATCTGTGATCGGAATCTGAGAAAAAATCATCCATTATAGAGAAAACTTTTTGAACCTGTCTTTTTGTACGTCTTGCTTGATGCCACCGATGATGTAACTTTCCACTTCTGTTTCCTGTGGTGCCACCTGCATGCCTTTTGAACTCAACCAGTGTTGTGTCCATGGCAGTGGATTTTGAGTGGCCGAGGTCTCGAACTCAGCATCATATCCCAGTGCCCGCAATCTCTTGTTGGCTATGTGTTCAACATACTTGCCCAGCAGTTTTTCATTCAGTCCTATAATAGAACCATCCTTAAACAGGTACTTGGCCCATGCCTTCTCTTCCTCAACACAGTCCTTGAACATCTGTATGATTGTCTTCTCTGTTCCTTTCATGGCCTTGGTCATCTCCGGATCATCTCCTTTTTGCCAAGCCTTGATCACATGTGTGGACAGGTTTAGGTGTGTGGCTTCGTCCCTTGCGATCAATGACAGTATCTTCGCTGAACCTTCCATGAGTTTGAGTTCACCAAATGCGAATGTGCAGGCGAATGATATGTAGAACCTCAAACCTTCTAACAAGTTCACTGTGTTCATCGCCAGGTACAATTGTCTCTTCAGTTCAAGCATGTCAACTTTTTTGCCTGCTTGATAGTCAAGTGCCATCTTACCAAACTTGTCATATTCGTATGTGACACTCTTTGCTCTCTTTAGGATTTCCTTGTCTTCCAGTATTGTGTCAAACACTTCACTAGGATCTGAATAAACATTCTTCATGATGTGTGTGTATGAACGTGAGTGAATAGTTTCAAAGAAGTCCCAAGTAACAATACACCCTTCTAGTTCTGGATTAGAAACATATGGCAAGAACATAAGGCTTGGTCCTCTGCCCTGCACAGAATCCAACAGTGTTTGGTATTTCAAATTACTTGTGAATATGTGTTTCTGTTCAGGTCTAAAATTTTGGAAGTCTGCCCTGTCTTTCTGTAGAGATACCTCCTCGGGTCTCCAGAAATATCCTATCATGGTCTGGTTTAACTTGTCGAACTGTGGATGCTTGAAGTTGTCATATCTCTGTATGCCACCATCCTCGCCAAAGAACATGGGCTCTTTGGTAAAATCTATATCATTCCTATTGAACACTGTTTTTGTCATTTTCTTTATTTTTCCTAAATTTTACATGCATCACAATCATCGGCATCTAGCACCTCATATTGTTCTGCGTTTCCGTTAACGGCACTGTGTCCGTTGACTCCATTTACACCATTGATTTCTACATCTTCACCTTGTAGGCTTTCTGTAGTTTCAATGCCGGCTGGTTGTACATCTTCTTCTTCACCTTTGAAGTCATAAGTGTTTTGATAGTAGGAAGTTTTCCATCCATACTTATAAGAATTCAGTAAATCTGTTGCCATTACAGATAGAGGTACCTCGTTGTTTTCAAATTGTAATGGATTGTAACTCCAGTTGCCAGATATGGCCTGGTCAAAATATTTCTGCATCATTGCCACGATTTTGATGTAACCGTCATTGCTTGGCATGTCCCATAGCAACTCGTACTGGTTCTTTAATTTTGGATATCCCGGGACGATCTGTTTCAGAGGACCTTTTTTACTTTTCTTAATCGATAACAATGCTCTAGGTGGTTCGATTCCGTTAGTCTCGTTTGATACAACACTAGACGACTCTGATGGCATCTGTGCTGATAATGTTGAATGTCTTAGTCCATACTTGGCAATGTCTTTTCTTAAACTTTCCCATGCCATTCTTTGTTTGTGTGGCACTATTTCGTCCACTGCTTTTTTGTAATGATCTATAGGTAACAGGCCATCTGCATATTTTGTTCTTTCAAATCCTTCACACTTGCCTTTTTCTTGTGCGAGTTTGTTTGATGACTTGAGTAGATAAAATTGGAATGCTTCTGATAATCTGTCTACAGCCTCGCATGATTTAGGATCTGAGTATTTCAGTCCATTTTTGGCAAGATAGTGAGCCAGTCCTATATAACCTATGCCCAAACTTCTTCTTGCCATTGTGCTGACCTTTGCGGCTTTCACAGGATAATCTTGATAGTCTATAATTTCTTCCAATGCCCTAACTGCCAAATCACAAAGATTTTCAAGTTCGTCGTTGTTGTTCAACGATCCCACATTTATCGCCGACAGTATACAAAGTGCTATTTCTCCTTTGTCGTCATCGATGTGTTGAATAGGTGTAGTGGGTAGTGTTATTTCTTGACAAAGATTTGACATGTTTACTTTGTCTTTGAAACTAGAATGAGAATTGGCATGATCTATATTCATGATATAGATACGCCCTGTTTCTGCTCTTTCCTTTAAAAGATCAAAGAATAAATCTTGTATAGGTATTGTTTTCTTTTTGATCTTGGGATCTTTTTCGTATTTTTTATACAATGCGTCAAAATCCTCTGTACCGAATGCTTCATACAATCCAGGAGCGTCGTGTGGTGAGAACAATGTTATGTCTTCTTCGTTTATAAATCTTTCATAGAACAATTTAGATATCTGTATCGAGTAATCTAGTTTCCTTACCCTGTTGTCTTCTGTGCCTTTGTTGTTTTTCAATACAAGTATGTCTTCAATCTCTTGGTGCCATATAGGAAAGTGAACAGTTGCTGATCCACCCCTCACTCCATTCTGTGTGCAACATCTCACAGTTGATTCGAATTTTTTTAGGAACGGAACGACACCAGTGTGTTGAACTTCGCCACCACGTATCTTAGCATTGATGCCACGAATTCTGCCAGCGTTGATACCAATACCAGCCCTACGAGCCACATAAAGACCAATAGCCATGTCAGTAGAGAAAATGCTAGGAAGAGTGTCATCACTATCAACGAGTACACAACTTGCAAACTGTCTGATAGGCGTACGTACACCGGCCATGACCGGAGTTGGGATATTAATCTTGAATGTTGAAATCGCATCATAATATTTTTTAACATAACTCATCCTTTTTTCTTTTGGGTAGTTCGCAAACAAAGTGGCGGCAATCATCATGTACATGTCTTGCGGTGTTTCATACACGGCGCCGGAACTTCTATCCTGCACAAGATATTTGTCAACAACTTGTCTAAGTCCTGCGTAGGCAAATTGTAGATCACGTTCTCTTTTAATCCAGGTGTTCATCTTTTTGAATTCGGTCTTGTTGTAACTTTCAACTATGCCTCTGTCATACACTCCAGATTTTATATTTCTCAGTATCAGTTTCAACAATGGCATGTATTCATATTGACCATACGCTTCTTTTCTCACATCATATAAAAGTAATCTTGCCGCGGCATATTGATAGTTGGGTGTTTCCAAAGAAGTTAAGTCATTAGCCGAACGCACAAGAACATTTTGAATATCTTTTGATGTTATGCCATCGTAGAATTGTAGGTTAGCATTTATTTCTATCTGGGAGGCCGACACACCTGCTAGTCCTTCACATGCTTCTTCAACTACAAAATGTATTTTGTTGATGTCTAGTAGTTCTTGTTTTCCATTTCTTTTTTGTACATTGATTGTAGCAGTGTTGGTCTGTGTCATGTTTTGTATAATTTCCTCGGATTTTGTTTTGAATTTCGTATGGGTATTTATCTTATTTTTGTTTATAGTTTTTGAAACAGTTTTCATACTTTTTAAATTGTTTTATGTTATGTTTTTGTATTATAAAGAAACAATTTATCTTTGTCTATATGAAAAATAATAACTGTAGATAAAGAATGTTACAACTGGAAATTGTTTAGACCAATATTTGAACTTGGTATTCCATGGTGGCCGCTGTGCCCGTGCTTGACGTGGTGTACTGCACACGGATTGTGTCATTACCAGCGGTTGAGTCACCGTCTGATGTCTTGACAGAAAGTTCCACTCCGGCATCGCCGTTTGATTCTTCATAGTCATCATTGGAAGTGGCATACTCGCCGGCGGCACTGATTGTCATTACACCGGTCCTGTACGTTGTGTCTCTATTGATTTTGTAAGTTATCTTGACGCCTTTGTCGTAGAACCCAGGAAGATAAATGCCTGTGTCGGTGGCACTGCCTGTATTGTCTGCCAATGTTATCTGTCTAATAGTTTTTGTGTGTAATCCTATTCCTTGGACCTCTGGTGGAGCATTTGATGGTGCTGTGGAATCACTGAAGTTTGTGTCTCTTTGATCTGTCCTCTCGAAGAAATCCAAAACTGATGTGCATTCATCATTGTCGAATTGTATCACAGGCACTTCTGTTATCGAATCGATGCCTTGGAAATCGTTGGCAACATCTTCGCCAAACCAGTTACCATAAGATATAACATTTCTTGTTCCGATGCCTGTGGTTGAACTGGATTGCTTGACGTAGATCGCCTGCTGTCCTATAGTACTGAAACTAGAGCCGTTTATTTGAATGTCTCTTGGCCCCACTGTCAATCCGTTAGTGGATCCGTCCATTTGCTCTCCCAGGATAATGCCTAGATATGCTGTGGCAAAATCACAATTTGTAAATCTCACGTTAGTGACATCATAACTCATGTCCACCAATCTAGCAAATTTAGAAAACTGGCACTGATTGAAATATATATTTTTACAAGGCAGAGCAGTTGTTGATCTCACGGTAATTCCTTTTGAGTCACTGTCGTCGGATCCATTGCTGGCATAGGAACCTTCAAATCTACAGTTGTTCACGTATACCTTGGTGGCGTTATCTATAGAAAGTCCGCCATAGGCCACTGTGTTTTTCAATGTCATGTTGGATATTTGAATCTGTGTTGGAGTTGTTGCCGAAGAGTTTCCTATGCTTCCAAAAACATTTCCGTCGTCGTCTTCGGTAACCGCTACAGGATTGTTACCTGTGTTCCTTATAATAGTTTTGTCTGGTCCCTCGCCTGCCAAATTGGCATATGGTGGGATTGTTAGTGATGCTGTAATTTTGTATGTGCCTGCCGGAAAAAATAAAATTCTTCGAGAACGAGAATCATCTTGATCTGTGTCAGAAAAGATTTCGTCTATTGCTCTTTGTAGGGCAGATGTGTCATCTGTTGTTCCGTCACCCAAAGCGCCAAAATCTTTGACCGACGCAAAGTCATCCAATTTTGTCTGCACCGTTCTAGTGAAATCACCTGATGCACCTGTAACTATTGGTGTTGAAGCACCTAGGTAACCTTTGTACACATATGATAAGGCAGTTGTAAATGATGCCGATCCCGATGTTATTATCTCTGTATTGCCCACTGCTGGGGCACCATCTGCCACCGTGCCGTTTCCGATGTATAATCTCTGCTCGTCGACAACCCAACCCAGTTCGCCGGCCGCTAATTGTGGCAGGTCTGTTGCGAGACCTCTTCTGTGTTGAATACGTGAAATTTGAACTACTGCCATAATTTTTAGTGTATTTATGCAGAATATCTATAATATTTTTTTGTAATAATCCTCGACTCTACGATACCAACGGTCGCTCCACTTGTCATAATCATCTATTTCAAATGTCTGATATTCGTTGGCCTGAGTGCATATAAAGATACGTCCTGTGCGTATGTCTGTGTCAAATAATTTATTATGGGCCTCAGCATAGGCGACAAGTTGGAGAAAGTAGTCCTCTACCCATTCTTTTTTCTTTAATTTCCTTGCCTGTTTGAAATCCATTAT